CACGGTCATGATCGTGTTCTTGATCCCGTTCCAGACGGAGGAGACCACGGATTTTATAGCGTTCATGACTGTGCTGACGACGGTTTTGATGGTATTCCAAGCCGTGGTGATAAAGGTCTGGATTGCCGTGACCACAGTTGTCACCACGGTCTTGATTGCATTCCATACCGTCGTGACCACAGTTTTCATTGCATTTAAGACCGTCGTGATGATTGTCTTGTAAATGTTGAAATATGTGGTGACGATAGTCTGTATTGCTGTAAAGACGGTCGTGAATACAGTTTTTATTGCATTCCAGATGGTCTCAAAGAAGGTCTTGATTGCATTGAAAACCGTCTGTACCGTTGTGGTGATAGCCGTCCACGCATTTGTCAGGAAGGTGCTGATCGCCGTAACAGCGGTCGTAAATATTCCTTTGATCGTTTCCCAGATCGTGGTGAAGAAGGTCTTGATAGCTTCCCAAGCTGTAATGACCGCCTGTTTGATGCCTTCCCAGAGGTCAATCCAGAATTGCCTAAAGCCCTCATTCGTGTTCCAAAGATAGATGAAAGCGGCAACCAGGGCAGCAATTGCAGCGATGATGAGAACGATAGGATTTGCCAGCATGGTAGCATTCAGGGCAGTCATAGCACCTTTGACTACACCGATAGCAGCAGAGACCTGCGGGATGATCGTCATGATCGTTCCGACCGCCGATATGATTTTACCGACGACCACAAGAATCGGGCCGATAGCAGCAGCCACGAGGGCAATCTTTACGATTGTCTCCTGAACGGGTGCTGGAATCTTGCTCCACATCTCAGCAAAGCCCTTCAGAGCTGCGGAGATATCCTTAAGGACAGGTGCCAGAACCGTGGCGAGACTGTTACCAATCTCTGCGCCGGTTTCTTTCAGGGAGTTCATGGTCATCTTGAACTGGTCAATCGGGTCGAGGGTTTCGTTGAAAGTGTTCTCGACACTTCCTTCAAAATCACCGAGTGATCCGGCAAGATCATCAAGGTTCAGTTTTCCGGTCTGGACTGCATTGTAGATAGCAGCGCCAGCCTTGCTTCCGAACAGATCATAGGCAGCCTGCAGCTTCTCGGTTTCAGAGCCGTTGCCCTTCATGGTTTCGGAGAAGCCTGCGAGAGCCTGATCCAGTGTCTGGCCGTCCTTCGTCGCATTCTTCATGGCAGTCTTAAGACCCATCATTGCGGATGAAGTATCAAGACCGGACATTTCGACCATTCCCATGAAGCCCGCCGCCTGCTGTGCGGTGAGCCCCATTTCCTTCAGCTGTACAGCATTGCTGGAAAGAGATCCGGCAAGGGTATCCATGTCGATTCCGGTTGCCTGCCCGGTAGCATTCAGAGCGTCAAGAAGACTGTCGGCCTCGCTGGCATCCATGCCGAAAGCGTTCATGACAGAGGAGACGTTGTCGATGGAGGTCGAAACATCGGTGTCATTTAGCTGGGCAAATTTGATGAATTTTCCGGACAAATCATCCAGAGCCTGCCCGGTCAGACCGAAACGAGTATTGACCTCGCCGACAGCGGCACCAGCAGTTTCAAAGTCTGTCGGGATCTCCGTGGCGAGGTCTTTTACGATCTGGTTCATTCCTTCGAGCGTCTTACCGGTAGCACCTGTCTTCTGGGCTACGATATCAAGCCCGGCATCTACTTCATTGAAGGCAGCAAGTGAAGCTGCGCCGATACCGACGATAGGAGCCGTGACGTGTGTTGTTAAGCTGGTGCCGACGCCCGATATCTTGCTGCCGACTTCATGCAGCTTAGTTCCTGCCTGCTTTAAAGTCGCGGAGATATGGGAATCTGTATCCTTACATGCCTGCTCGAGATTTTTTAGCTCGTTCTCGGTTTCTATGATCTCACGCTGCCATGCATTGTATTGCTGCTGGGTGACGGTACCGTTTTTTAGTCCAGCATCCATCTGGTCTTGCACGGACTTCAGCTGTGTGAGCTTATCTTTGGTTTCCGAGACAGCCTGTTTCAGAAGTTTCTGCTTCTGTTCAAGCAGGGTGGTATTTGTCGGGTCGAGCTTCAGGAGCTTGTTTACATCCTTCAGCTGACTCTGGGTATTCTTGATTTCTTTATTGACGCCGGAGAGCGCCTTGGAAAGGCCGGTCGTATCGCCGCCGATTTCTACGGTTATGCCTTTTACTCTGTCAGCCATGTGACCTGCCTCCCTTCGTTAGAATCGATCCATCTGTGACTGCGTTGCGACTTCCGCATACGGATAGTCGTCGTTGCTCATTTCGCTGTACATATCGTTGACGGTTCCGATGGTGAGCAGATCGAGTTCCGAGATGGAAAGCCCGATCTGCACGCACCGGAGTAAAAAGAGCGGGGTCGTCATTTCCCGCTCTGTCTGATGAGGTTTTTTTTAGATTCCACCTGCTGTTCCACATTCAGTCCCCAGAGTTCGATGATCTGAGGAAGAATCTCGTAGATCGAGAAGGTGTTAAACTGGTCGAGCCATTCTTCCGGAGTATCAGGAATCTCCGGATTCTGGTGCTTTGCCATGAGCCAAGCGATATTCTCGAACAGCTCCAAGGAGAAAGTGTCCAGTGAGGAGCTTTCCGGGTCGCTGGCATCGATGCCTTTCTGCAGCTCGTTCAGATCCTTATAGATATCCCGGTGGAACTTGTTTCTGTAGAGTCTCGGAATGGCGGCAGAGGCACGAAAGGTGACCTCAGTGCCGTCAATGGAGACAGTTTTTGTTACAGACATGTCGCGCCTCCTTACTCAGTGGTATCCGTAGCAGGGTCGGTGCTTTCTCCGTTACCTGCATCAGTTGGTGTGTCGGTCGTAGTCGGAGTGACCTCGCTTGTACTTGCCTGCGGCTGGTAGACTGCGTTGTACCAGTTGTTGTAGGTTTCTTCGCTGGTGTTGGTTCCGGTTTTGACTTTCACGAGGCCGTTCGGAAGTGGTGATACCGTAAGCGAGAGCTTTTCGGTCTTGACTTCCTTCTTGTCCTCGGTAGTGTCGCCTTCCATAGCAGGTCTGCTTGCACTGCAGTAGTACAGGCAATGGCGGATCTTTCTCTGGTCACCGGAGAACTCAAACAGCAGGGCAAAATGCTCCGGTTCCACATCTTTGTTCTCGACCAGCACACCGTTAGCGTCTTCTGTCTCATGCAGGATGTCCTTCAGGAAATCCTCCGGCACGAGAGCCAGTTCAAGATCGCCGGAATAGCCGTTGTTGGTCGCGCACATGTAATAAACGGAATCGTCCGCATAGAACGGATCGTTGTCGCCCTCTGCATCAAGGGCAAGGCTTACGGAGCCGGGCAGCCTGACAGGGCTTCCAAAGGTAACGGCTCCTTCATCGTCAATTGAGACGAGAGCGTAGTGGCAGTTCTTGAGGCCGAACTTAACCTTATTTTTTCTGTTAGCCATAGTGGCATCCTCCTTTAAATCTCAGTTTGATAGAGCACTTCGTACAGCTTTTCGGATTCGATCCAGACTTCCGATTTCTCCCAAGGAATCTCATGGGAACACAGGATGTCCTCAAGCCGTTCTTCCAGCTCCGGGTCTTTTGCATCCGTGTACAGCTCGATGTTCAGCTGGCTTACTTTGAAGTAGACGTTGTTGTCGGCAAACACGTTATTGCTGCCCGGATACAGAAAAACGAGGAAGGGCGGGTCAGGCGATTCACCTTCGGCAAAGTGGTCGTAGGCAAGCGGGAGACCGGCTTCCTCAAGCATTGTGATTATTTCGTCGTATGTCATATCAGCCGCCTTTCAGTTTCTGCTCGATGGTTTCCACCAGCTTTTCATTACCGCGCTGTTCGGCAGCGGCGATGTGGGGCTGGGCAGGTACCCGGCCTCCGCCACGCTTAACATGACCGTGCTCCAAGAGATGCGCGATCTGGTAGCGGTTCCGGGAATGAACCACGAGGTCGATGCTGTCGGAGTCCTCATGGACATTTTTTACTGACCAGCTTTTCTTGTACTTGCCGGTATCGACAGGAGCGCCCGCCTGAATATCCTTGCGGACTTCCTTTGCGGTATCCTTGACCGCATCCTTCATGTCATCGGTCGCGAGCTTGGCGTATTTCTCAAGCTCGTCCATGATGGCATCATCCATCTGATCGATTGTTACGTGCTGGCTCATGACGGTTTCTCCAATTTGCAATTGAACTTCAGACTGTTGTGCTTGTAGCCCATCGGGTTAACGTAGGTAATGTTGTAGGTCTTGCCTTCAGCGATAATCCGGTACTTCGTGGATTCAACCGAAGACAGCTCTGTGCAGTAGCGGCAGGTAAAGTCCAGGGATTCCTCCGGGTTAATTACAACGCCGCCGGATTCTGCTCCTGAGCTCGTGCCGACCGTAGCCCAGCAGGAGTAATAATCCGTCCAGCCCGTTTTGTGATTGCCGTACTTATCAACCGTGACACCGTTCTTCTGGAAGGTGACCCGCACATTCATAGCTGCAATATTCATCAGAAGCCCTCCTTCCGGGTACCGAAGAGAAGGTCACGCAGCGTCATGTTCAGCGCATGGTGATCGGCTTCCTCACGGTGCTCATATAGATAGGCAACGGTGTATAAAACAGCTATCCGGATGCGGATCAGGGCTCGTTCTTCATTTGCCATAAACTCCTCGTCGGACTGGCGGGTGATGTCCTGCACCTGCTTTTCAGCGGCAGTGATCAGGCTTCTTATCAGGTCGTCCTCGTCGGAGGAGGTTACGCGCAGATATGTTTTTGCTTCTTCAAGTGTTACTTCCATGTCCGCCTCCTTAAAATGAAACCGCCCGCAGAGAGGTGATTCCCTGCGGACGGCTGGTTACGTCAGTTCCTATGATCAGGCCGTGGTAGTGCTGGAGCCCTTGACGGACAGACCCTTTACAGCCTCGGGCAGGATGAGCTTGCCGTCGACACGCTCGGAAGCAAGGAAGCCAATCTGGCCGTTTGCCGCATAGAGCTCGGAGAGACGCTTGAAGGAACGTCCCTGACGGTCAGCGATCCAGTAGTAGCTGAAGTCACCGAAGAGGATCGGAGTGTTTCCGGCTGCGAGCTCCGGTGCGTAGATGCTGGTCTTGTAAGGACGGTTCAGGATCGTATCGGGCTGGCCAGCGATGACAGAAGGCTGCCAGATATAATTGCCGTTGTTGTCCTTCAGCTTACGGATGGCCTTGATCGTGGAGTCGTTGAGAATCCAGATGGCCTTGTTCCTGTAGACACTGCGGAGCGAATGGAACACATCCATGATCGTGTCAAAGGTGATGTTCGTGTTGGCGATCTCTGTGGTACCGCCGGTAGTAGCAGCAACCTTGGTGAAGACGCCTTCAGGCTTCTTGTTGCCGTCTCCGGTCAGGAAAGCCTCCTCCTCAGCAGCGCCGATCCTGCGGGCAAACTCTGCAGAGATATATGC